GCTGCTGGCCGCAGCCCAGGACAGCGGCGAGGTGCACCGGCTGCTGAGCGAGGAACTTCGCACGGCCTTACGGGTGCTGGCCGATGGCTGACGGCGCACTGCTGTATCGGGATGCCCTGCTGGCGGCACTGGCCCCGCCGTCTGCCACGACGGTGAGCGAGTGGGCTGATCAGCACCGAATCCTGAGCGGCAAGGGCGCCGCCGAGAAAGGCCCCTGGCGAACCGAGCGCACGCCGTACCTGCGTGAGCCCATGGACTGCCTGAGCCCCAGCAGCGCAACCCGGCGGGTGGTGCTGATGTTCGGCAGCCAGATGGGCAAGACCGAGGTGATCCTGAACTGGCTGGGATCGATCATCGACCTGTGGCCAGGCCCCACCCTGCTGGTTCAGCCGACGCTGGACATGGCTAAGCGCCTCAACCGCCAACGGCTGGATCCGCTGCTGCGCGAGACGCCCCAGCTGGTGGAGAAGATCGCCCCGGCCCGGTCCAGGGATTCGGGAAACACCATGTTCCTCAAGGAGTTCGACGGCGGCCTGTTCGTGCTCACCGGCGCCAACAGCGGCAGCGGCCTGCAGTCCATGCCGGCGGCTTACCTGGCGGCCGATGAGGTGAGCTCCTACCCGCTGGAGGCGGACGACAAGGGTGACCCGCTGGAGAACGCAGAGGCGCGGACCTCGACGTTTCCGATGGGCAAGGTGCTGATCACCAGCACCCCGGGCAGCCGCGGCGCCTGCCGGATCACCCAGGAGTTTGAGACGCGATCCGATCGCCGGCACTACCACGCCTGGATGCCCTGCTGCGGCGCCAGCGAGGTGATCCGCTGGCGAGAGCACATGGTCTGGGATCGGCCGGATGGTGAGGTGTTCTGCCAGTGCCCGGCCTGCGGCGAACGGGTGGCCCAGTATCACAAGCAGCAGATGCTGAGCAAAGCGATCTGGACGCCCACCGCCAAGGGCGACGGCATGACGGCAGGGTTTCACCTGCCCGGCTGGTATGCGCCCCTGGGCTGGACCAGCTGGGAGCAGATCCGCGATGAGTTCCTGCGGGCCAAGTCTGACCCCCTCCTGCTCAAGGGCTGGGTGAACAAGCGGGCCGCTGAGGCCTGGGAGGATGAGAGCCTGGCCAAGGTCACCGCCGATGGCCTGATGGCCCGGGTCGGCGGCTACGACCACGGCACCTGCCCGGCTGGCGTGCTGGCGGTGGTGATGGCCGTGGACGTGCAGGACTCCTGGCTGGAGGTGTCCGTGTGGGGCTACGGCAAGGGTGAGGAGGCCTGGCGGATCTGGCATCAGAAGATCGACGGCGACCCCGGCGCCGATGACGTGTGGCAGCAGGTGACGACGATTCGCGAGATCGACTGGCCCCGGCAGAGCAGCGGCACGATGCGGGTCACGTTCTGCGCGGTGGACACCGGTGGTCACTTCACCGGCGAGGCCTACGAATACTGCCGCCAGTACAGCCGTGAGGGTGTGGTTGCGATCAAGGGTTCAAGCCAGCGCGGCTCACCGGTGCTGGGCAAGCCCTCGAAACAGGACGTGACGTTCCGCGGGCGCACGATCAAAAACGGCGTGACGCTCTACCTGGTGGGAACCCACGGCCTGAAGCGCACGATCTACAGCCGGCTGAAGATCGACGAGCCTGGCCCCGGCTGTGTTCACTTCGACAACGCCACCACAGAGGACTACCTGCAGGGCCTCACGTGTGAACGGCTGCAGCCGCGCTACGTCAAAGGGTTCCAGGTGCTGGAGTGGATCAAACCCAGCGGCGCCCGCAACGAACCGCTTGACCTGGCCGTGTACTCCCTGGCGATGCTGGAGCTGCTGAAGCGGAAGTACAACCGCGCCACGATGTGGGAGCAGCTTGCCGCTCAACTGGCTGGGCCCGTGGCGCCGGCGGTGGTGGAACGCAAACGCGGCAGCTGGCTTAGCCGCTGATCCGTAGCCTGACCTAGGAGGTGTCGCCGATGGCATTCACGCAGCAGCAGTACGAGGATCTGGTGGCTGCGATTGCCGAGGGCGTTACCAGCGTCAGCAGCAACGGCCGGCAGGTGAGCTACCGGAACCTGACCGACATGATGAAACTCAAGGCGACCATGGAAGAGGAGCTCGGCCTCACCGGCGCCGGCCGCCGCCGGCATTACGCCAGCTTCCGGAGAGACTGAGCATGGCGCGCAAGCCGACCCGCGATCAGCTGGAGCTGGCGCTGAAGGATGCACAGAAGCAGCTGGCCATCACCCACCTGCGGGCGTTTGAGTCGGCGAAGGAATCCCGCAGAACCGAGAACTGGTACACGCGCAATGGCGGGCCCAACGCCGACATCCGCACCGCCTGGCGGCTGCTGACGCGGCGACACCAGGATCTGGTGGATTCCAACCCTTGGGCCAATCGTGCGGTTCGGGTGATCACCAACAACTGGGTGGGGGATGGCATCATCGGCAGCCCACAGGGCGGCAGCCGCCGGTATGAGCAGGCCTGGAACGACTGGGCCGACTCGATTGAGTGCGACCACGCCGGGAAGCTGAACTGGTACGGCCTGCAGTCGCTGATCGCGAGAACGACCGCCGTGCGCGGCAGCTGCCTGATCCGGCGGCGGATGGATGAGCGGCTGGCCGATCAGGGGCTAGTGGGCCTGCGGCTGCAGGTGATGGAGCCCGACATGCTGGATTTCAGCCGGGACGACGGCAGCCGGATCAAGTTCGGCCAGCAGTACGATCGCGACGGCCGACTGGAGGGCTACTGGATCCGGCAGACCCACCCGGGCGAGACCGAATGGAACGGGGTGAAGATCCAGAGCGACTTCGTGCCAGCCAGCGAGATCATCCACACGTATGAGGTGAACCGCGCCGGCCAGGCGATCGGCGTGCCGTTCGGGTCGGCGGTGCTGCTGCACCTGCGGGACATCGATGACATCGCTCAGGCGATGTTGCTGAAAACGAAGATTGCGGCCTGTTTCACGGCGTTCGTCTACTCCAACGAGCCCAGTGACCTGGCCAGCACCACAGCGCTCACTGAAACACTGGAGCCGGGCGCGATCGAGATCCTGCCCGATGGCAAGCAGATCACCTTCGCCAACCCGCCGCAATCCCCCGACTATGTGAGCCACCAGAAACACCACCTTCACGCGGTGGCGGCGGGCTACGGCATCACCTTTGAAGCCCTGACCGGCATCCTGTCGGACGTGAACTTCAGCAGCGCCCGCATGGGGTGGCTTGAGTTCCACCGCAACGTGGCAGCCTGGCGCTGGAATGTCACCATCCCCCAGGTGCTCGACCCGGTGCATCGCTGGTTCAACGATGCCGCCCGGCTGGCTCAGGTGCGTGGCCCGCGCCGGATGATCTGGACCCCACCGCGGCGAGAGCTCGTGGACCCGGCCAAGGAGATCACAGCACTGATCGAGGGTGTGAAGGCTGGATTCATGTCGCTGTCGGAGGTGCAGCGGAGCCTGGGATTTATCCCGGCCGAGGTGATGGCTGAGCTGGAGGCCGACATGGCCGACGCCCGCGCCAAAGGCCTGGCCCTGAGCGTGGACGGAATGACGGCTGCAGCCGGGCGATCTGCTGCGGCTGTTGATACTGCAGAACCGGAAGCTCAGGAGTAACTCCGTAGCCTGTGAGGCATGGAGTATCAACCCCCCCAGCCCGGTGATATGCGGCGTGCGGCGTTCCAGCCGGCGACGCTGAACCCCGACGCTCGCACCATCGAGCTGACCTGGACCACGGGCGCCCGGGGGCGGCGTGCCTCCTGGTTCGATGGCGACTGGTTTGAAGAGCTCGATATGAGCTCCGATGCCGTGCGCCTCGACCGGCTGAACAACGGCGCCGCGCTGTTGAACAGCCATCAATCCGCCGACCTCTCCAACATCCTCGGGGTGGTGGAGCGGGCCTGGATTGAGAACGGAGAGGGCCGAGCCCGCGTGCGCTTCTCGGAGCGTGCGGAGGTGGAGCCGATCTTTCGTGATGTGGCCAGCGGCATCATCCGCAACGTCTCGGTTGGGTATCAGGTTCACAAGTGGTCTGATCCGATCCGCAGCGCTGACGGCCAGCCGCCGACCTACCGCGCACTGGACTGGGAGCCAATGGAACTCAGCCTGGTGGGCGTGCCCTTCGACGCGAAAGCGCAAACCCGCAATCAAACAACTGCCCCGGACACTTCCATGCCCGACAACCTGAAGAGCCAGGCCGGAGGTGATCCGGCTGAGCAGCAGCCTGCAACCCAGGCCCGCGCTGCCGATCCCTCCCCCCAACCCGCCCCCGTGGCCGCCGCAGACACCGAGCTGCAGCGCACCGCCTCCGAACTCCGCCGCGAAAACGAGATCCTGCGTCTCGGCCGCGATGCTGGCCTGACCGACGCCCAGACCGATGAGCTGGTGCGCAGCGGCAAGACCGTGACCGAGTGCAGCCGCGAGGCCATCCGCCTGATGCGCCTGCGCCTGGAGAACGGCGACACCCGCGCCGATGACGGCCCCGCCCCCCTGGGCCACCCCGCCCAGATCGCCGTCACCCGCGACTCCGGCGACACCCTGATGCGCGGCATCAGCCTGGGCCTGGAAGCCCGCATCCGTCCCGGCATCCTCAAGGGTGACGACGCCGACCTGGGCCGCGAGTTCCGCTCCTACACCCTGCTGGAACTGACCCGCCAGTATCTGGAATCCCGCGGCACCAACACCCGGGGCATGAGCAAGACCGAACTGGTCAGCCGTGGTTTCCACAGCACCAGCGACTTCCCGCTGCTGTTCTCCAACCTGGCCGGCAAGACTCTCGACGCTGCCTATCAGGAGGAGCCCCACACCTGGCGGCCGATCGCTCGTCAGCGGAACCTGCCCGACTTCAAGAACGCCAACGATCTGATCGTGGCTGGTGCACTCACCCCTGAGGCATTGCTCGAAGGCGGCGAGTACAAAGCCGGCACTCTGGTTGAGGCCCAGCACACCTGGAAGCTGGCCACCTACGCCCGCAAGGTGACCGTTACCCGCCAGGCCATCATCAACGATGATCTGAGCGCCCTGGAGCGGGTTCCTGAGATGCTCGGCCGCGGTTTCCGCCGGCTTGAAAGCAACATCATCTGGGGCCTGATCACCGGCAACGCTGTCACCAGCGTGGACAATGTGGCGCTGTTCAATGCAGCCCACAACAACATGGGCGGCTCCACCGGCCTGGCGATTACCACCAGCGGGTTCAACACCGCGAAGAAGGCCATGCGCAAGCAGACCGACCTGGCTGGCAACACCATCAACCTCACGCCTTCCTATCTGATGGTGCCCACGGATCTGGAGAGCACCGCTCTGCAGTTCCTGTTCCCGTCCGGTTTCGCACCTTCCGCCCGCACCGGCGACAACGGCCCTGTGGTGAATGCCCAGACCGCCAACATGGAGCTGATCGTTGAGCCTCGCCTCGACGGTGCTGCCGATGTGTGGTATCTCGCCGTGAGCCCCGGCGCTGTGGAGGGCATCGTGTACGGCTACCTGGCCGGCGAAGAAGGGCCGACTGTGACGACCAACGAAAAACGCGACCCCGATGGTGTGGAACTGCTGGCCCGATTCGACTTCGGCGCTGCGGTGAAGGACTTCCGCGGGTTCTACCGCTCCAAGAACGTCTGATCCCAACCCTGACCCCTTCGCATTGATCCCATGAAGTCCTACGTCCAAGACGGCAAGTACATCGAGTTCACCGCCGGCGCCACCATCACCAGCGGCCAGCTGGTGCAGGTGGGTGATCTCCACGGCGTGGCCGTGACCGACGTGGCCAATGGCGCCACCGGCATC